GAATTAGTTTGTGAAATAAACGCGCAAAAAGCTAGTTGTATCATCAATCATTTTAGAAATGACATATCCATGTTTAAAAGTGTATTTTCCTGTGCCACACAAAATTCTAAATACATACTTGTTATTTGTGTTATTGAAAACCCCATCTGGATTCGATGCATTTACGTCCGCACCAACTAACGTAATAGTTCCACTTGAAAAACTTAAAGTATACATTTCACTGTAAAAAAGTAAATTATCGGTTAGAGATGCATTTGAAGTAGTTCCTGCCGCCATTCCCGTACCGATTCTGTTATTTGTTTTTAGATTATCAATCAATGATAATTCTACATTATACAATATTTTATTCGGATTCATATTATTTATTTCATTATTTACTACGACTGAATAAAACATAAAGTCTGGATTACGATGATGTTTTTTAGGAGGAGAAGGAAAGTTCTTGAACATTAATTATTATATATTATTCTAAATAATATAATAATAAAAAGGTGGAATATATATATGGCAGGCCGCTCTAGAAACGTTCGATGTATCAAATCGTACATCAATAATATTGACGCACACACTTTTTCCGGACCCATGAAAATGGGCACAGCCCCCAGCATTGGAGTGACACGGTATTACTGGTATAATTATAACACTCAGTGTAACACAAAGGCAAACGCAGTAAAAAAGAGTTACGACAACATGGTATTCTTAAATCTCAATTGCGCACAAACACCCGTTCCGGCAGCCTTTACCCCCAATACAAGTTACAGCTACACCTATACAAGACCAGGCGTTGCTTATTATGACGCGAATACCAAATATCGTAACCACTTTTACGGACCTTACAAGGTTCCTGATTCCAATACCCGAGCGGTTGTCTAAATTTTAAATCAAATACAATTTAGAAGAAGTCTGAAAAGTTCTTACAGGTTCTCCTCCTGGATTCGGATCAGGAGGATAAGGAAAAAACCCATTCGGGTTTTGTGTATAATTATTGTACAATCCTAAATAATTGTAAAATTGGCCGCATTTGTTGTCAGGCCCGCAGACAGTTGCCAAACGATTTTTAGCTCTTCTCTGTGCAGTACTGGATGCACCTACACCCCCCGTGCCTGGTCTATAATTATTGTACAAATGATGACTTTTGTTGCAGTACAGATTACCACCTGGATTCATCAATGTGCTTCTTCTTGTGCCAACACCTATATTCTTTTTATACAAAAATCCAGGAAAATTTACACTACTTCCATACCAAAATTGTCCATTGGAAGAACTTCCGGTACCAAAATGTCTTGAACGTGGCATAAGTAATATTATACATTATTATAATATTATCTTTTAACCCTTAGTCAAATTCACCAGTTTGAATATATTTTTTACATTGAGAACAACCTTTTTTCATTCCGGCAGCATGGTCGAACCCATTGCTGCAAGGAACGACTAATTCAAAATCTTTTCCAATCCAAAACTCTTCCAATCGATCTAAATAGTTCATAGGCTTATCTTGATCGAAAATATTGTACCGCTTGGTCATTTCATATATCTCGCTTCCTAAATAGGTTCGACACAAAGGACAATGAATAGTGCATGGATATAATTGCAACCATTTAGATTCTACCATTTCAAAGATACACTTTTTGTGAAAAGCGTGTCCGCAACACGTCAAATAGGCGGTTGTTTTTGTTAAAATAGGTTCAAAACAAACCGGACATTCATGTCCTGGTTTCACATAACATCTTCTCTTTATATTGCAAGGAATTTCCGGATTCCCAATGGTTTTAGGAAAAACCGGAACTTTGAATTGACATAAACATTTGCCTTCCCACTTAATAGGACACGTTTCTAACTTATTTAATTGAGCACAATCATGATAGACGCTTGCGGCGTTTCTCTCGTACAAGGAAAATACATCTTCTAGAGTGGTCATTGTTATATTATATTTTCAATGACACGAATTAATTATTTTCGATTCAATTTTTATTTTATTTACATTTCATTACTATTAAATATAAATAAATCAACTAATTTTTCTAGTAGGGATTTCTTTAGAAACAATGTAAATCGAATTTTCTGTAATAATGATATATTCATCTCCACTCTTGTAAAATTTAGAAATAGTACTCGTGTATTCTTCTTCACTTTTTACCAACAACTTTTCTCCGTTTTCACGAGCCCCAATAAGCGCCTTTTTGTCTAGAGAAGCCGTCCAATAATCCAAGATGATCGGCTTATCTTCCACAATCGCAAGTTTGACCGCGTGTTTCAACGTGAGCTCACCAGGCAACTTGTAATTTGCACTATTGTCCGTAGATTTTTGTTCAGTCATTTTATACAGTTGTAATTTTTAAGTCTTTAAATACTTATTTAAGCAATTTAAATATTGTAAAATAGTAATGAGTATAGGCAGCAAAGAAACTACATACTCTTTGCATAATGCAGATAATTTTAAAAAGGAGTTGGAATCCTCGTACAACGATGTAATGCATAAATTGAGAATCCTTTTAACAGATTATTTAAAGTTTATTTTAGAAAATACGACCATTAAAAACACATTTTATGTTAAATTTGTCATTATGAGAGGGTTGCACACGATTATACATGTCTTTAGGCATTTATTGTATCACACCAAAAACTTGGATTTAACCTATTTTCACTGTCAAAAATCGTTTTATTTTTATGTTGAATTTGTAGGGCAAATTTTGGAAGATGATAAAACATTTTTGCAACTGACCACAAAAGATGCCGTGCTGTATGTGTATAAAAAAACAATATACGACATCAATAATGAAATCCGAATAAAAACGCAAAATTGTTCCCCTCATTTTAACGAACTAATGCAGAAATTAGATGTTTTTATTCAAATTGTATGCACAATTATTGAGAAAACGATTGATCCTTCTATAGATAAAGCTAAATTAGAACAACATACTACTATTATAGATAGTCTTCTTCAAATTATAAATTTTGATATAAAACATTTAAAATATGTAGAAAAAATAATAGACAAAATGGCAACTGACATTAAATCTATAGATGATTTTTTTGATATAAGCGTTGTTTTCTTTAAAAAAACAATAAAAAATTATCAGTATATTTGTACCATTTATCAAAAAATATTTTTACTCGATTTCGATGTAGAAAATGATATGTCCGATGCCGTATTGAAACAAATCATATTTTCGGTTCTTTTATAGGATAGTTGTATTAGTTGTAACGGTAATATTTTTCTTACGTATCTTCTTTTTCTTGTTTTTGCCGGATTCGTTTGATCCAGGCTGTAACGCATTGGTTTGTCGAATGGATTGATATTCTTCTATAAATATATTTTTCAAGAATTCATATATTACTAGTAAAACACTTTCATCACATTTCCCGACGATTAAAACACTTCCGGTTCTGAATATCATAAAAGACACCTCTTGTATACTTTTGCACTTTGTTTTTCCTTCTTTTATTCCTTGAAGCGACGTAATATTGACGCCTTCCTGTTGTAACAAAGAAGCATCATTATAATAAAATTTACACTGAATCCCAGGATAGGAACAAGGATCATAAATACATTGAATATTGTACTTGTTTTTCAAAATATTATTCAACATTTCACGATCAATAAAGAACCCGCAATTAAAATTAGAATTGATCAATACGGTTTCATCTGTATTTTCTTTAAAACGCAACTCTTTTTCGCCCATATGCGGTTGCAAAATTTGCAGGATACATTCTAATATGTTTTGAAAAGTGGTTTCACTCTGTATCCCCGGAATTTCTAGTTTTCCTGTGTTAAACACTTTCACGTGAAACTCTTTGAATAATCCATCTACATTCATTCGCAAAATCAAGACAAAACAGTTGTAAAAGGCACTCTTCTTTTTACATCTATAACTTAATAGGTCTTTTTTTGAGACACCTATACTAATTTTTCGAATATCTTTGAATTTGATTCTTCCAGCGGGGTTATTTATACTCGTTATAATGTGCTCTTCGAAATAGTCGGCCCCTTTTAAATTTTCTTGAATAAAATCAAGTTCTTCCTTTGCAAGTGAATTGAATTTCATTTGTTTTTTAACTACACCACGCGTCGGCATATAGTAAGGAATTATGGGAATATTCCAAAACAAATGTTTCAAGTCTATTTCATGGTTTAGATATGAAATTTTTGTTTTGGTTGAAATGTAAATGGGGGAAGGTTTAGGAATGTCCGTGTTGAATTCTTTTTTCAAGGTAGGAGATAAATACTCTTCAACTCCCGAATCTTCGCCTGATATTATATCATCATCATCATCTTCGTTATTTGATGATATAAAATTTTCCCATTCCAAGTCAACAATAGTGTCTTCTTTTTCTTTTATTGAATATGTTGCCATAGAGTAATTTTGTGGTTGCCTTTATATTCTTTATATTAATTTACTTTCAATTATTTTTTTTAGTATATAATATAAAGAATGCACAAAAATTCTCCCTCCATCAATGAAAGAAAGAAAAATAACCGTTTTATTAAAAGTGCGTCTACCTCTTTTTTAAAAGCTGCGGGAGAATATAGTTTAAAACAAAGTTTTTTTGATCCTACCAAAAATTCACCTCCAAACGAATTTATGATTAAACTATATATGCGCGATGATTTATATAATATAAAAAAATAAAAGATAAAAGATAAAAGATAAAAGATAAAGATAAAAAATAAAATAAAATAATTCCACTATACAAATGATCCTACATGTGAAATTAAATAATTAATACTATAATAATTATTGTTTTGAGAATGAATTATATTTTCAACAAAATTTAAAAACTCTATTGTAACCATACTCGGTTTATTGCGAATAATATAATTGCAAAAATCTTTTATTATGTTTCTTTTATCTATATTATATTTCGCACCAATATGGTAAATATATATTTGAATTTCTTCTATTTTTTCTCCTTTTTTAGAAAGTATTAATTCCAAAAAAGTATCCCAAACTGAATTATCGATAATATGAAACGGCAAATTTTGTAGATGTTCCTTATCATGTGGCAGTTTTATAATGTCCTGATTGGTTTGCATATAGTTTATCATACTTCGCATATCTGATCGATACATTTTTTGAATTCTCAACAAAATATCTTGACTAAAACAAAGATTTTCTGAATCAGAAATGTGTTTTAAAAAGCGAATAATATCCGACTCTGGAAGTTGGTTAAACCGGAGTTTTATAAATTCATTTTGAAGCCCTTCATCTATTTTACTAATGTAGTTACAAATCAGGCAAAATCGAACACTCCCTACGTAATTTTGAAGCAAATACCTTAGTGCTTGTTCAGCATTTTTTGTCATGTAATCCACTTCATCTAAAATAACAAATTTCATCCCTTTGTTAAAGAGAGGCTTGGAATTTACGAAAAAACTGATTTGATTGCGAATAATATCTATTCCTCTCTCATCCGATGCGTTTAAATGGATAATTAGGTCTTTATTTTTTACCCCTATTTTTTCTTGGTAGGCATTGATCAAATTAATAATAGTTGTTGTTTTTCCCGTACCGGGAGGTCCGTAAAAAAGCAAATTAGGAAACTGTGTAGTCTCGATTATATTGGTTAAAATGCGCTTGTTTAAGGAGTCCAACACAATATCATCAAATTTTTTTGGTCGATACGCCTCTACAAAAGGAATGCCCGTGTTCATATTTAGGTTATTTCTTTTAAATTTTTAATATGTAATCATAAAAATATATTGTAATTGTAATCACCGTATTTTTATTCTATTTCATAAAAGAGAAAAGAAAAAAGAAAAGTGATTTTATTGAACTTTGGATACTTGGAATTAATTTATTTATAAATTATAGTCTAATTATATTATATGATGCATGAAATAAATAAAGTGGAAATTTCAAGTTCGAAAGAGGAGAGAAAAAGTATGTTTGATAATATGACAAATTTTAGGTTATTTGAGTCAAAGATAGTTATTATTGGTTTTGGTTCCATTGGAACATCTTTAATACCTATCTTAACAAAATTTGTTAAGATAAAGTATTCTAGTATTTTTATAATTGATAGAAATAAATCTGTATTTTCTAAATTAGAAACAAAATTTTCTGATATTAATTTAATTAATATTTGTCTAACTAATACAAATATCGAAGATATAATGATAAATCAAATTGGTTTAAAAGAAGATGATATAATAGTTGATGCATCTTATAAAATTGACACAAATTATATGTATGAATTATGTTCTAAGTATGGAATATCATATACTAATTCAGCATTAGAAGTATGGGAAGTTGAGCAAACAGAACAAAATAAAACTACATATCATTCTATGTTAAAATATATTGAAGATATTGATGAAACGATTACTAATAAGAAAAATAATTTTGTTGTTAGTATGGGTTGCAATCCCGGTAATGTAAACATTTGGGCAATTTATGCTCTTTTAAAAATAAATAAAAATAAATATAAATATAATTATTCATCTTATGCTGATTTAGCAAATAAAATGGGCTTACGTGTTATTCATGTATCTGAAAATGATTCACAATTAACAAATAAACCAAAACAAGATAATGAATATCTTAACACTTGGTCTTCTAATGCTGTTTCGTGGTATGATGAAGCATTTAGTTATTTAGAACTAGGTTGGGGAACACACGAAAAAGTAGATCCAGATAATTTAAATATTAATTTAACAAATGAATATCAAAAAGTAGTAGATCAAGTCGGTTGTGAAAGTTTTGCATATACATATACACCAATTAATAAAATTACAAAGGGGATGTTGATTAAACATGAAGAAACGTATACTATGTGTCGTAAATTAACATTAAAAGATAATAATAATAAGATAATTTATAAACCAAGTTGCTATTATGTATATAAACCATGTGAATCATCAATTGCCTCTATAAATGAAGTACAAAATACCGGCAAATATCAAGATAATAGACGTTTGATGACTAATGATATAGTTGAAGGAAGAGACGAAATAGGTTGTACTCTATTTTTTGAAAATGGTGATATTTACTGGGTAGGTTCTACATTAGATATAGATGAAGCAAGAGAGCTATTAGATAATAAATTCGATAATATAATAAATGCGACTGTTATGCAAGTTATTGCTGGTTATATGGGATCTATTTTTTATTTAATAGATAAAATAAATGAAAAAACGTATAATGGTTTAGTTTTGCCAGAAGACATGCCAATAGAACAGTTTATAGAATGGACGAAACCATTTTTAGGAAATTTTGATATATGGAAAGTAGAAGATTGGAAACAAGATAAATTACAATTCAAGGATTTCTTGTGTTAAAAATTATTATTTTTATTATTCTTATATATTGTACTTGGTAATGATAATTATATTCCTGTGTGTAGAAATTGTTACGATAAAAATTGTAAAGAAACATTCTAAATGATATTTTAAAACTATTTAAATTAATTATGTATTATTTATAAAAACGAGAATGTCGGTTAGTAAAATTACAGGTGAGCCGTTAAAAAAGAGAGGAAGAAAATCAAACAAAGAAAAGAAACTCATACAAGATGAATTAGATGCTTGTGTGGCAGAAGAAACGGAGAATTCCTTGACACCAGACAATATTGTTATTTCTATAGAGGAACAAAATAACGAAACTACGGTTGCAAATCAAGAATATACGGATAGTAATAATATGGAGGAAAGTAAATCTTTTTTAATGTCGGAAGAACAAAAACCCATTATAAAAAAACGCGGAAGAAAACCCAAAGGAGGCAAAATAATACAGCAAATTATTTCGCACAATAATAACAAAGATGTAAAACCCAATGTAATTTTACATTTAAAATGCTCTATAAAAGATTTGTATAAACATACATCTTCTTTTTCACAAACAGCTTCAAATGCGCCACTTTTCGTTTCTTATAATGAATATTCTTACGACACAATTTGTTCTCTAGAAACAAATGTAAATAGTCATATGTCTAATAAACACAATCAAACCAACAACAATACTGATAATAATGATCAAAACACACTTGATGAACAATATATGTATGATGATGATTGTCTAACAGAAAATGAAGATGTGTGTAAATACAATTCTCACGACACCAAAGATACTTACAAAAAACTTAAAATATTGCAACACAATCTTCACACAAATAATATAAATGATAAGAAATCAGCATGTTTTTGGTGTACTTGTGATTTTGACAATCCACCCATTTACATACCTAAACATTTTATCAAAGACACATATGAAGTATATGGGTGTTTTTGCACTCCTGAATGCGCTACAGCGCATTTAATGGAAGAAAATATTGACAGCTCTGATAAATTTGAACGATATCATCTTATAAATCATATTTATGGAAAAATATATAACTACAAAAAAAATATCAAACCTGCCCCGAATCCCTATTATTTACTAGACAAGTATTACGGAAATCTAACTATTCAAGAATTTAGAACTTTATTAAGAGGAGAACGTTTGTTTTTGGTAGTAGAAAAACCTTTAACGCGAATATTGCCGGAACTTCATGAGGACAACGATGATTTCATAATCAATAATAAAATAATTCCATCCAACACATATCAAATTAAAAAAAAGTTGCAGAAAAAACAAAACAAGACCAATATTGTGAATGAACAATTCGGGTTAAATGTTTGTTAAAAGTAGATAATATTAATAACAATAATAACAACAATGACAATAATAATATACTACTTTAGCCTAGTATATTATTTTATATAGATAGATTATATAGTAACAGGATGAATGTTCCTAGTTATGCCGACGACAAATCAAAATATCATGTCGATTTTTACAACGTAAAATCTGTCATTGCGTACATTATACATCATTACGAAAAATTTCTTTTACTTATATTTGTAGTAATAATTGTGTATATAGTAGATCATATAAATAATATAAATGCAATGATTTACGGAATAACCGAAGCTGTCAAAGACAAACGTTCTTCAAAAAGAAGAAAACGATAAGAAGAAGAATAAGAAGAAGAAGAATAAGAAGAAGAATAATAAGAAGAAGAATAATAAAAAGAAAAGTTTAAATGATTCTTTTTTCCTGTCCCTTTTCCACTCTTACGCGATAATCACGCATATTTGAGTCTAGTTTTTTACGAAGTTGTCGGTAAATTTCTTGATTGAGTGAAGAAATAGGCGGTGCCTTTTTTTCAGTTATGCCTAAATAAGCTTTTACAACTAGTAAATGATCTCCATTGCATTCTTTTAATTTCTCTCTAGCTACTTCCGGAGAATAGTCAGTTTGTCTTAGAACAAGTTCGATTTTTTCATTAGCGGTTGAATCTTCCATATACTATTTGTTAAAATATTTTTTAAATCATATTAAACGAATAATTCTATATTATTTATCGTAAGTATGGAAAATACATATTCATTATTCAACACAAAACCTTTGATTTCAGAATTATCTGATGCATTGGAATCGGGTGTGAAAATAATATTGAAAGATTTTATTGACAGATATATTTTATTGGAAGAAACACAAAAAAAAATATTGCAAATTTTAGGGGGCAACATTAATCCTAGCTGTAGTAGCAGTGTGTCACAATCCGTCATTATAGACGAAACAATTTATAAAAAAGAAATTCTCATTGTATTATCAGAAATGACAGATATTATTCGTGAGCTGAAGACTGAAATTAAAGAGTTAAAGAACGCAAAACAAGTAGAAACAGTCTGCGTTCCTATTGTAGAACAAATTATTCTTAGAGAACCAGTTGCTGAAAAAGAAAACATAAAACTAGAAATAGAAGAACCAGAAGAAGAAGAAGAAGAAGAAGAAGAAAAAGAATCTGCTCCTGTAAAAGAAGAATCAGACGACGACGGCGAAGAAGAGGACGACGAAGAAGAAGAAAAAGATGAAGAAGAAGAAGATGAAGAAGACGACGACAAAGAAGAAGAAGAAGATAAAGAAGAAGAAGAAAAAGAAGAACCGGTTCCTGTAAAAGAAGAACCCGAACAACACCAAGAAGGAGATGAAGAAGAAGATGAAGATGAAGAAGAAGAAGAAGATGAAGATGAAGAAGAAGAAGAAGAAGATGAAGATGAAGAACCACCTGTAAAAGAAGACCCTGAACAAAAAGAAGAACCTGTAAAAGAAGAACCTGAACAAAAAGAAGAAGAACAAGAAGAACAAGAAGAAGAAGAACTATTCGAAATCGATATTGATGATGTAACGTTTTGCACAAACGATGACCAGAATGGATCTATTTATGAATTATTGGAAGACAGTGAAGTAGGAAAAAAAATTGGTTATTTTAAAGAAGGCGAACCTATTTTTTACGATTCCTCATAATAACCAACAAAATATAAAATATAGTTATATACTAACAATATGATAGATATAGATTTGTGTCCTCCGGCGATAATATATTTAATATTTTCCATAACTCAAATACTAATAGATTTATTTAAGGGACTTTACAATACCGCCATAATAAAAGTAGTAGTAACTGTAATGATTACTTTTTTGCTAAATATATTGTGCAAACAAGGTCTTACAGTGGTGTCGTGGATAATTGTGTTTATACCTTTTATATTAATGACAGTAGTGGTGAGTATTATTTTATATGTTTTTGGACTCAATGCTACGAAAGGAACCGTTCATCCTTATTCCACGACAGACAATTCAGGAAATATTTTGGTTTATGATCCAAGCTACAATGCTGCGACACATCCATTTTATTACAGTTGGCCAAATGTAGTGGTACAAAATCCAGATCTAAATACAACTACACATGTGAATCCAAATACAAATGTGAATTCAAATACAAATGTAAATCCAAATGCAAATATAAACATGAATAACAATTCACTAAATCAAGTCCCTCCAAATTACTCAAGCAGTCCTGCGTATCAAAGTGAATAAAATATTTTTTTGAAAGGATATAAAAGTTTTGTTATTATAAGTATATAATAACAATGACTACTGTTTTTTTTCTCTATTTTTTCACATTTTTTGTTCAAAATGTGTATTTTAGTTTTATTTTACACGAACACTTACGCGCAAAATATCCAATAGAATATGAAAATTTTTTGCTTTCCTGCGCACATCAAATAGTGCGTTGGTATAGTATGGGGCAAATCGCGTTCAACAAAGTTAGACACAGGTTGGAAAAATGGCAACCAATTCTTCACTCTAGTTTATACATTCATAATTCTGTTGAAAATGACGCAACTGTAGAATACGTTGCAGACGGAGAAATTCTTCATAGTGAAAAACTAAATACATATATTATTACGCTCGGTCTGGAGGAGTTTAACTATGATTTTGCAATCGTTTCCCATTCGGATGGACGAAAAAGAATTGTTAAACACATGCAGAGTTGGGATAATTCTTTTGATAAATCGGAGGTGCAGTTTGTGTTAATTGAAGCTTTGTACAAAGATAAACGAATTAAACTTGACTTGAAAACAGACGATTATAATTTTTATTTGATAAACAATCGAATCGATGACAAATTCATGTACTACTTTTTGAAAACCTACCAAAAAATAGAGGAATTAACAAAAGACGATATGAAAAACATGGTAATTACAGTGTTAGACCAAAACGTAGTATCCTTTGATTGCTATATCGAAAAAGACTATATTTACATTGCCAATACAAACTATTTTAGGAAATCGGATATTATTACGGAAGACTAACTTTGTTAAATAATATTATAAACATTGTAAAAACAATATAAAAAAAAAATGAATTTATTTATTACAAATGGTAACCCACCAAACTACAATGATGACAGAAACAAATCACATGGAAGAATTTCATTCTTTGTCCGATAAATGGACTTTGTGGGCACATTTACCGCACAATACGGACTGGAGCATCAAAAGTTACATTCCTATTTTCACCTTTACCACTGTGGAAAATACAATCGCCATTACAGAAAACTTGCCCGGAATACTAGTAGAGAATTGCATGTTGTTTATCATGCGTGAAGGAATAAAGCCCACATGGGAAGATCCGCGCAATAGAAATGGAGGTTGTTTTTCGTATAAGGTGCCAAATAAGAATGTATACAAGGTATGGAAGGATTTGACGTATGTGCTTGTAGGTGACACGATCAGCAAACAGCGAACGTTTGTGGATGCAGTCACGGGGATTACCATTTCACCCAAAAAAAACTTTTGCATTGTCAAAATTTGGTTGGCAAATTGCGACAATCAGAATCCGGCAGTGGTTACAAGTGATGTAAAGGGAATTGGACCACAGGGTTGCTTGTTTAAGAAACACACGCCTGAGTATTAAATTCCACCTTTAGAAAAGGTGGAGCCAAAACAACCTTTGAGAAAGGTTGTGCCAAAACAACCTTTGAGAAAGGTTGTGCCAAAACAATTTTTGAGAAAGGTTGTGCCAAAACAACCTTTGAGAAAGGTTGTGCCAAAACAATTTTTGAGAA